CAAGCCGCAAGCCTCCCTGTTATCGATAAGCCGCAAGCCGCAAGCCCTACCAATTGCCAGTCCTGCAAGCCTGCCAGATTGCCAGGCAATAAGCCTGCCAGTCTACAAGCCTCTAACCGTCTAGCCTCTAGCCTCCAGCCGCCAGCCTCCGCGCGCAGCGCGAGGCCGACTCAAACAGTTGTACAACTATTCAACTATTCAACTATTCTCCGGCATCCACCTGTTGCCTGGTTGCTGTGCATCACGTCCGGCCGTCGCCGCCAGTTGCCCAGATGATCCAATTGGTACAATAGTTGTACCATTTACTATAATCGTACCTAATAATAATTCCTGCTAGGATTTGTAGTGCTGTGGCATCGCTCGTTGTTTGGTGTGGCGTCGCTCGTTGTTTGGTTTAGCGGGCAATTGGCTGTATTTTTGGTGTAGGGGGGCCCCATCGAGCAGGCGATTTTTGCCCGCACCCCCGCCGGCCATGAGGCCGAGATCCACTAATTATCTCGCATTCAAGGAGACATGCAAAATGCCAAGAGGTCGCAGGAAGAAGATTGATGATGCAACAGGGGCCCCTTTGCCTGTTGTTGATGAAGGTGTTGGGGCTGATGGCGGTGGTGGTGTTTCTGTTGCTGATAAGGACGACGGGTTGATGTCGATCAAGGAGTTTGTCGGGGCTGATGGCAGCGAGGACCACTGGCGTGATGTGCATTGGGTGTATAACAACTTGTGGGTTAAGGAGGTTGAGGCGAAGGACGCGCCGAGTGCGGGGGCGTGGTTCTGGCTTATGGATTGCAGGAGGAGTTCGGATGCGCGGGCGAAGTTCCGGGATTACTACATGAAGCTGGCGCCGAACAGGAAGGTGCTGGACGAGCGGGCGCGGAGGGCGGATGGCGGGGAGAGCGTGGTCGAGTTGTTGGACGAGATAGAGAGGGCGTTGCGGTAGGTTTGAATGTGATTGAATGTGGCGGTGAATATGAAAATTGCAGTTTGCTCAATGGAAGACAGGCATGATGAGTTTTTTGACAAGGTTAGCGAGAACCACCGTTCCTATTGTCGAGAAAGGGGGTATGAGTATTATGAAGTTTCTTCCTTTGAGAGATATGAGCCGAAGCCGAAGTCCCACTGGCATAAGTTCGATGTTATCTGGGATGTGCTGAACGACGCTGGTTTGCATGACGGCACGGGGGATGTCTATGTCCTGTGGGTTGACATGGACGCGATATTCACCAACTTCGGCATTGGCGTTGAGGAGTATGTGAGGCTGTTTGAGGGAGACGCCAGCATTTTGATGAGCAAGGATTGCCACGGTGGCAGGTGCATGTGGGATAACGGTTGGAACAACGGCGTTTTCCTAATGCGCGTCGGAGACAGTTTGAGGCGGTTGGTCAATGTCATGCGGAGTCGAAGCATTGCCGAATTGTTCAACTACATGCAGGCGAATGGGCTGTTGGATGACTGGAAAGACCAGAACGCCTTTTGCTGGCTTCTGGATGAAGTCGAGGAATTTCGGGGGATGGTTCAAGAGATTTCCGCAAAGGGGTTTAATTCGTATGTTAAAGACAGGGCTTATGTCGGGAACGAATGGGAGCGTGGCGATTTTATCTTGCATTTGGCTGGCCAAAGCCAAGAGGAAAGAATGGCTTATGCTAGAGCGCTTGGGATATTCTAACACGAGGCGAAATGGACAAGGCTGATTTATCACAGGCATTACGGACTACGGAGGATTTGCTTTGGCATCCTGTTTCGGAGGACATATTGGCGCGGATGGACGCCGACGAGAAGGCGGGCGGTGGAGACGGAGTAGGGGGGATCACGACGGAGTTCTACCGCCGTATTGTTGTCGACAAGGGGGGCAAGGATTTACTAACAAACGTTCGTTTAAGAAAAAGGCTGGTCGAGGCGTGCGGGAAGGATGAGTCGGTGAGGAAGGCGGTGTGGACGATGTGCCGGAGGGACTTGCTGTTCTGGGTGAACATGTTCTGCTTCACCTACGATCCGCGGAACCTGGGGAATCCGGCGGCGACTGGCTTGCGGAAGATGCCGAAGATCGTGCCGTTCGTGACATGGGAGTATCAGGACGATGCGATGCGGCTGGTTCAGTGGTGCATCATGAACGGCGTGGAGGGGCTTATCGAGAAAAGCAGGGACATGGGAGCCAGCTGGATTTGTTTGACGGTGTACGACTGGTTCTTTTTGTTTCACGAGATGGACACGTTCATGATGGTGTCGAGGAAGGAGGACTTGGTGGACAAGAAGGATGATCCGGACTGTCTTTTCTGGAAGATAGACTTCATTAATTCGCATCTGCCGCAATGGATGTGCCCGGAGATCAGCAGGGCGAAGTGCCACATGAAGAACGAGGCCGGCGGCGGGACGATCGACGGCGAAAGCACGACGGGGGACGTCGGGCGAGGCGGGAGGCGGAAGAGTGTGCTTCTTGACGAGTTCGGGGCGGTCGAGGAGAACGAGAGCCAGGAAGTGTTGAACGCGACGAACGATAACACGGACTGCCGGATATTCAACTCCACGCCGAAGGGTGCGGTCGGGGCTTATTACGAGCAGACGAAGCGGGACGATATCGTCAAGATCAGGATGCACTGGTCGCAGCACCCGCACAAGCGGGAGGGGCTTTACACTTGCGAGAAGGGGAAGTGCCCGCTGCATCCGGAGGGCGGTCATCTGCACAGCAAGTGGTACGACAGGGAGTGCAGGAGAAGGGGTGGAATCCCGTGGCGATAGCGCAGGAGCTGGACATCGACTATGCGAGGGCGGGCGGCGCGTTCTTTTAGGTGCCCGTCTTGGAGGCTTATATCGTCGCCGTTTGCCGATACAGACTGTTCGAGGGTGAGTTGGAGTTCGACCGCATGACGGCGATGCCGGAGGGCTTGCAGGAGCAGAAGGGCGGTCACTTGCTGATGTGGGTGTCACCGTCGCTTGACGGCAGGATTCCGTCGGGGAGGTATGGATTGGGCATCGACATTTCGGAGGGTACTGGCGCATCGTTCAGCTGCATCTCCGTCGGCAACATCGACACGGGCGAGAAGGTGGCCTGCTACACCAACCCGAACATCAAGCCTTACGAGCTTGCGAGGTACGCGGTCGCGCTGGCAAGGTTTTTCGACGGTGCGTTCATGGCGTGGGAGGCGAACGGGCCGGGCCGCGAGTTCGGTGACGAGGTGGCGCGGATGAACTACACCAACGTCTTTTACCGGACGAACATAGCGAGCAAGACGAGAAGCCAGTTCCCCGGCTGGTATTCCTTGCCGGAGGAGAAGATAAGCGTGTTCGGCAGCTACCGGAGGGCGTTGGCGGAGAGGACGTTCATGAACCGTGACAAGATGGCGGTGAAGGAGTGCTTCAAGTTCGTTACCGACCAGAACGGCGTTCCGACGTATCAGGGCGGCAGCTTCGACTTGGGCAGGATAGGCCAGAGCCACGGCGACGTTGTTGTCTCCGACGCCTTGCTGAACATGGTGTTCGACTTGAAGAGGGTTTCGCAGGGCGACGACGAGGAGAAGGCGGTCGAGATACCGGAGTTCTGCCTTGCCAATCGGATGACGGACGCTAGACGGAGAGAGCGGGAGGCTTCGTGGTTGTCGACAATCTAGGCATTGGATAAAAAATATCCATTGTTGAATAATTTTTTATCGAATTGAATTTTGCGAGGCGGCCGTCCGATGGCAAATTGTTTACGATGAAATGTTTTTGTGGGTTTCAAGGTCGTAAACATGAGGTCGGCGTTTGATGGATGTGTTGAGTTCGCAGAAACTTGGCGATGCTGTACGCGATGCCTTTAAGGATTTGGAGGAGTATCGCGCAAAAAGCACGCAGTTCATCCGTCTTTACGCCGGAAAGGAATACGCGATGAACGACCTTGAGCTTGAAAGCCCCGTCAATTCGATGGAGCTTGCGGCCACCATTTACAGCTACAAGCTGTCCAGCGGCATCCCGAAGGCGATGGTCACGACCGAATACACGAAGCTGCGGCCCGTCGCCGAGACGTTGCGCATGGCGTTGGACTACCTTTGCGACGGCATCCATCTTCACGACACAATCGAGGAGATCGTTCTGGACGCCTTGTTCGGTTTCGGTATTGTCAAGGTCGGCATCAACTCTGCGAGGAATCTCAAAGGATTTTCCGAAGAGGGAGGTCAGCCGTTTGCCGAAAGGGTTTCGCAGGACGATTTTGTTTTCGACACGACCGCTGAAAGCTGGCGGAAGTGCCAGTTCGTCGGCAACCGCTTCTCTGTTGACGCGGAGGCGGCAAGAAAGTCCAAGCTATACAGGAATCTCGACAAGATCGATGTCGCCGGCTACGGAAACATCCTGCGGTCGGGCGACAGGCAGGCCTCCGACTTGTCGGCTGATCGGTCGTCGAAGGACGCCTCCCGTTACAGGGACAGGTATGTCTTCTGGGAGATATGGCTTCCCTACGAGCGCAAGATCGTGACGATGGACGAGAGCCTTGAATACGTCTTGAAGGAGCAGGACTGGACTGGCCCGGACGATGGCCCGTACATCATCCTGCGTTTCGGGAAAGTCCCCGGCAACATCTCCCCGCTTGCCCCCGCCGCCGTGTGGGCGGACATGCACATGTTCATCCAGCGGGTTTGGCGGAAGATATGCAACCAGGCGGATCGGCAGAAGACCATCACCGCCTATGCGGGCGGCACGGAGGAGGACGCCAAGCGGGTGCGCGACAGTTCTGACGGCGAGATCATCCACGTTCAGGACATCCGCAACGTGCAGGAAGTCCGCTACGGCGGGCCGGACGCTCAGATGCTTGCGCTGGCGACGGGCCTTGATCCCGTGTTCAGCCGCATTGCCGGAAACCTCGACATTGCCGGCGGCTTGTCGCCAATGGGCGAGACGGCCACGCAGGACGCGATTCTCAACCAGAACAGTGGCGCGAGATTCGAGAAGATGTCGGATAGCGTCGCCAACTTCATCGGCCAGATCATGCGGCACCTGGCGTGGTGGATGTGGACTGATCCGTATATCAAGCTGCCGTTGGTGAAGCGCATCGGCAGGACGGTGGAGCTAGATGTCACNTTNGACGAAAGGAAGAAGGCCGGCGATTTCATGGACTACACGATCCGCGTCTCGCCTTACTCCATGACGAGGAAGACGCCGCAGCAGACCATACAGGCCCTCACGCAGACCTTGCAGATGTTGTTCCAGCCTTACGCCGAGCTTGCCATGCAGCAGGGCGTCGAGCTGGATATGCGCGAACTTTTCCGTTATGTNGCGCGGTGCTTGGATATTCCCGAACTCAACGGGATGCTTTCTTATGGAGATCCGGTCGTCCAGCCGCCTGACGGCGAGGGCGTCGAGATCGAGAAGCCGCCGACGCACAGCATCTACGAACGTGTCTCACGTCCCGCGACGAACTACAACAACGAGCGCACCGCTTTGTCGAGGGCGTTTGCTGGCGAGAACTTGCAGGCGAGGGAACGCAATCTCATAGGGAGGACTTCTTGATGACCAAGCGGTTCTATTGTTTCAAATGCGGCAACGGGCACAAGACGCAGATGTTCATTTCGTATGAAGACACGAAGAAGGAATATCACTGCCCGAACTGCGGCGGCGTGATGCACCGCGACTACAAGGCGGAACACACGCTCGACAGAAGCGGGGATCATGGGATTTGGCCGATGGTGAGCGAGTCGGCGGCGGTGCATCCGTCGCAGATTGCCGAGGCGAAGAAGCTGATCCACGACAAGGCCGGTGTGAACTGCGAGTTCGACAACGAGGGACGGCCGACGTTCACAAGCATGGAACACCAGCGGAAGTGCCTGAAGGCGTTGGGACTTGCGCCGGGCCATACGGATAGGTACAGATGGATTTAGAAAAGGAGTAAGTATGCGCAATTCTTTGATGATGATGCCTCTTGCAGCCGAAGGCAAGGTTGAAACCCAGACGCAGGCGCAGCCGCCTGCCGAGACGAGCGAACCGACGCAGACTGCGGAAGAAAAGGCGGACGCGGATGCCTTGAAGCATCTTGAGGAAGCCATGAAGAATAAGTCTGGCGAAGGCGATGGCGAGGGCGAACAGACGGAGAAGAAGGTTGAGGAAGATTCCAACCGGCAGCCGTCCGCCGAGCAGGAGCCTTCGCAGGAGACAAAGAAGCCGGAAGCGACGGAAGACGGTGGCGCGAAGACAAATCCCGCGCCGGAGACGAAGCCTCCCGAGGCGAACGGCGAAGCCAAGCCGGAAGACAAGAAGCCTGACGAGGATTCTTTGAAGGGGCTTGAAGCGTCGTTGGATTCCTACCTCAAAGGCGAGGATTTTGGCGACGAGGAAATGGACAGGTTCATGCAGGGTGTGAAATCTCTGGTCGATGAAGTGAAGGCCATGCGTTCCGTCCAGGCGGAACTGAAAGCCTTTGTCGACGACCAGAACGCGGCGAAACTTGAAGCGGCGATTGACGAGGGCTTCGAGGCTCTGTCCGACGACCTTGCCGACGTGTTTGGCAGGGGCGCTGGGCGGAAGATCGAAAAGGCTTTCCTGGAGAACCGCGAGAAGGCGTTGGAGAAGGTGGCCGTCCTGAAGGCCGGCTACGATGCGACGGGCAAGGACTGGTCGCTTCAAGAACTTATCCGCGAAGCCGCCATGATTCTCGCCCCCGAACTGGTCAAGTCCGTTCCACAGACGCGGAAACGTGAGTTCATCACNCCTCCGCAGAAACCCGAAAGCCAGAACCTTTCTGGCGATGACGCCGCATTTGCGGAGTTTTCAAAAAAGTTCAGAGATTTAAAGAAGGAATAAAACCATGACTGTTGAAGACATTGCCGATCTTATTGCGTCGACCGTGAAGAAACTGCCTCCGATGCAGTTCACGCAGATTGCACAGAAACTCACAAGCTACCATGTCTATCCCACGCTGTTCAAGAACCGCGGCGGGAAGGAGATGGAAACCCGCATAGGAAGCGGCACCTGCATTCCGTTCACCGCTTTGGTGAAGACCGCCGGTTCCGCCAAGAACGTCCTGATCTACGACACCGACACCACGAACATTGCCGATGGTCTTGTCGAAGGTGAAGTTCCGTGGCGTTACTCCACGTTCAGCTACTTCTTCAACCAGCACGAATTTGAGCAGAACAGCGGCGCCAAGCAGTTGTTCAACCTCATCAAAGACCGCCGCGAACAGGCATTGCTCGACTTTGCCGACTTGCTNGAAGGCAACTACTTCGGCAAGCCCGTCGATTCCACCGACAAGCGCACTCCGTGGGGTTTGTTCTACTGGCTGGTCAAGACCACCGATACCAAATCCGCGACTTCCAATTGCGGATTCAAGGGCGGTGCGCCGTCCGGCTTCTCCGATGTCGGCGGCATCAATCCCACCAACTATCCCATGTGGAAGAACTACACCGCGCCGTACTACTCCATCAAGGATTGGGACAACAGCGGCACCACGGTGAAGGGCGATTTCGTCAACAAGCTGAAACGCTGCATCCACTACACCAACTGGATCTCCCCGCTTGGCGGCGAGGAACTCGGAAAGTCCTTCGGCAAGCAGTTCAAGCTGCTCACGAACTTCGCCGTTGTTTCCGACATCGAGGAAATGCTGGAAGACAAGAACGACCTCACGTTCGGTGNGGACGCCGGCAAGATGTTTGGCGTCACGCATTTCAAGGGCTTCCCGTTCTTCGCCATCGACATTTTGGACGGCGCCACGGACAATCCGCTGTACGGTGTCAACACCAGCACGTTCGAGATGGTGTTCGAGCCGGGCTTCAAGATGCGCGAGAACAAGCCCATCCAAGCCCCGAACCAGCACAATGTCTTGGTGACGTATGTTGACTGCGGCTACAACTGGGTCTGCTACGACCGCCGCCGCAACTTCGTCATGAACAAGGTCAACAGCTATGACGCATAAGGAGGTGGCGAAACATGCCTATTTTCAACACTAATTCCATTGGCCCCGCCAAGTACGAACCCGAAATCAAACGTCGTGTTTTCTTCACGGG